AATTCATGCTCTAAAAATCCAGGAAATATTATAAGGGTCCCTGGTTTAGGTTTAAAATTTATATATTCTTCACCGGGCCACACACCTTTTCGATTTGGTTTCATTTTTAATTTAGTAGCACGAGCACCGGTTCTTGGCTCGTGAAATATTGGATAAGATGTTTTATCACTACATTTTAAAAAGTAAAAACCTGATACATGTTGATTCCAATGTATGTGTGCAGAGTGATTACCTCCGCCTTTTTTTGCAAACTCTTGTACCCACATCTCACTAAACATAGTTGTGTATTGTGACATATCATAACCCTGATGATCTAAATACTCCCAAGATTTTTGTCCAATATAATTTCTAAAATCTAAAAAATCAGTATCATTTATTAGAGATGTTGAATGGAAGCTTCTTCCAAAATCTCCATGTTTCTTTATATATTGTTTTGCTTCAGGAAAACTTCTAGCATCTTTAATATATTTATTAGTAGCTTTATTTAAAGATTTTAAAAATTCTGATTTTTCTTCATGCCAAATAGTTGTGTTATAATAATTATTTATGAACATATTATTTAAATGGATATCCTAGGTTCCACATCACCAATGAATATCTTACTCCTTTCGTTACTGGTTTAACTCTATGCCATACAAATGACGGAAATACAACTATAGATCCTTTAGGTAGCACTTCCTTACAATGTATTTTATGTTTTAATTCATCTCTCATATGGGGATCATAATCCCTAAAATCAAATTCTAATTCTCCACCTTCGTATTGAGACCCATCTGTTAATTGACAAGTCAATGACAATTTTCTAATTTTACCATGCTCAGGGTCATTTTTGTTTTTTCTTTCATATGGTTTATTCCAACCATCACAATGCCAATCATAATGTTGATTAACTTTATATTTAGTAAATTGAACAGCCTCTGATCTATGCCATTCAAAATTCCAACCAGCGTTTTTGTTAGCTCTATGTATATATGGGTGTATTAATCTATAAATCCAAGGGTCATTTAACCATATTAAATTAGAGTTTCTTTTAGTTTTTAAATCTTTAATTTGTTCTTTTGATAATTTTTTATCACCAAAGGTCCCTGTTCTTCCTAGAGTTTCTTTTTTTAACAGAGCATGTTTTATTATATCATCACACAATCTAGGAGGAATGGCAGAGGTAAAACACCAATAATAATTTTTTAAATTCATATATAGTTAAAATTTATAATAACTCTTCGTTTTTTATCAGTACAACTTGATCCAGTATGTTTAATTTGTGAATTAAATTCAATTAATTTATTAGCCACGCTTTTTATTTTTTTATTACCTTTAAATTTAGTGTACCCATTACAAGTATTTATATAATAAATAGCTGTTTTACTTTTCTTATCATCACAATCTGTGTGAAAGCCGTGTTCAATTATTTCATTTGTTTGTAAGTTTAAATTAGCTTTTACTCTATAAAGTTTTTTTATTTTTAATTTATCTAAAATAGGTTTTATCATGTTTATAATTTTTGGATCACAGTTAGGTTGTCCATTTTTATAAAATAAAAAATAAAATTGAAAAAAAGGATCACAATAATCAACCACACCATCTGAAAAATACCAAGGGAATCTTCCAGACATTATTTCAGATTGAAGGTTTTTAAAATCTTTTTTATCTAAAAAATTTTTATGGATGAGCATAAGTAATAGTTTCAACAAAATTAAAAGATTTTTCTTGTTTATTTTCAATAATATATTTATTTGTTGATGGAAACATTAAAAACATATTAGTTTTAAGTTCTGTTCTATACATCCTTTCTTTTTTTCTATTATCGTCAAAATAAATATTTACAAAACAACTATTAACATCAATTCCATATAGTGTTGTATAATCAACAGAATTTTTTAAATTATTAAAATCAGCACCTAATAGTAAAGGTGAGCTCTCTCCTGGTTTATACATATTTCCAAAAAAACGTTCACTATATATTTTAAAGTTATTTTCAATAGAAATATGATCTCTAATAAAAGAATTTAATTGATCAATATGTTTTGCAAAACAAGGAAGTTGTTGATTATAATAAGTTTCGTGTAAAATATTTTTAGATAAACACTCTTTGTCAATTTCAAAACCTTTTGGTATTTTTACTTCTCCAAAATAAATAACTTGTTGACTTAAAACTTTCTTTTCCATACCACCACTTAATTTATGTTACAATAAACTATTTGTCAAATCCCAAGACTCTTCTTCTTCGTTCCACACATAATCCCAAGAATGTGTTTCGGCTTCATTTTGAGAAATTTGCTCAGAAGTTAAATTTGGAGCATCACCGATTGGTGACTTCCAAGATGCAGTTGCAACATTTTTTACCCAAGAAGGATATGGTCTTCTAGGCCAAAAAATTTGATTATCTTCATCCCAAATAGAACCAATTCCTCCATAATTTCCTCTAAACGGAGTTCCTCCTTCGGTGTGTTGATTTTTATATGTATTATATGAAGTTTTAATCCACATTTCTGCAGGCCAATTATGATTTCTCTCTAAATATTGTTGACCAATTTTTTCGTTTTCATTTCCATCAGCATCTAATAAATATTTATCTTCTAATGGAACTACTTGAATTACTTTTCCATTAATACCTAATTTTGAAAAATGTGCCATAAAAACCTCTATTGATATTTATACCTTATTATAACTATACCACTTCCACCGCTTCCACCAGTGTTATTAGTTCCATCTCGACCAGAACCACCTCCACCGCCGGTATTTGCTAATCCATTTTGATTTGGGTTAGGGGCTGGAGCTGGAACAGGGACGGCTGGACCGCCTCCTCCTAGACCTCCAAAGTTTCCAGCAGTTCCTGGGAAATTAGATCCTCCTGCACCACCACCGGCATAATAAGTAGCAGTTGCTGATATAGAAGTTTGTGCTCCATCTCCCCCTACACCTCCTTGTCCAGGGTTTGGATTAGCATCTCCTGCATCTGTAGCTCCACCGCCACCAGCACCGGCATTTGGATTTCCTGTGTTAGCCGGTCCTCCAGGTTGTCCTTGAGGAGGGTCTACAGGTGGATCATTTCCATTACCAGCAGGAAATGGCCTTCCTGAACATCCACCTGCACCACCACCACTTCCTCCAGGGTTACCAAGAAAACTACCACTGTCATGACCACCATATCCTCCTCCATTGGATGTAATTGCATATGATCCTCCTAACGAACTATCTGATCCGTTAGTTCTAGAACAATCTCTACCACCTCCAGCGCCTACAGTTACTGTAGCGCCTCCTGTAATTGCCGTTAATACAGTTGCACTTGCTAATGGACTAACTGGATAACAACCACCTGCTGCTCCAGAACTTTCTCTAAAGCCACCGCCACCAGCTCCACCGTTTCTTTTAGAACCTGTTCCACCTCCCCCAGCTACTACCATATAGTCAAATGTGTTAGTTCCACCTGCATTACCAATTGCAGAAACACAAAAAGTTCCTGGACTTGTGAATGTGTGAATTTTATAATCTCCACAAGTTGTTACGGTTCCTCCAGTAGCACTAATAAATGCGGGAGCTTCTGCATCACTTGTTTGCCCTGCATTAATTACCACCCAACCTTGAGTAGCATCTATATAAAAAAGTGTTACTGCGCCACCTGAATTTATTATTATAACGTCTTCTGCTGCGCCATTTATATTTGATCCATTTCTAGCAATGTTAATAGAATTTGTCCTTGCAGTTCCTGCATAATCTTTTACTGATACAATATTTCCAGCACTTGGTGAGGCAGGTAAAGTAACTGTTCTAGCTGCTGCAGTGCTATTTACAAAATATCCATTACCAGCAACTGCTGTAAAATTTGCTGTTTTGACAGTTGTATCCCAATTTACTACAGGTAAGTTTTGAAACTGACCTTGATCCAACATAGTTGTTCCACATGAAATAACACCCATTATAGTTCTCCTAAAATTTTAAATTCCTTAATATTTCCATTATAATTATATTATTATCTAAATCAAGCTACTTCTTTCCAACCCGGAGGATCTATAGGCGCATTACCTGTAGGCACTGGGTTCCATATAATTGGTCCTATTACACTTCCTTCAGCCATTGTCATGGCTATACCGGTTGGTTTAGCAACAGAATCTGTTGCATCTGCCTGACCTTCTTGTATGGTCATTTCTTGACCTGTTACATCAATAAAGCTAACTGCATCTAAAACAGCTGTGCCAAGAGCTGTTGTCATAGGTAAAGCTGTTGCAGTGACATTAGCATCTCCAGTAACTGTTGGAGCATTTTCTTGCATGGTCAATTCTTGACCAGTGACCACTACGTCTGCATTAGCAGCTACATTAATATTACCTTCTGTAATACTTAATAGTTCTCCAGTTAAAGATATTTCAGCAGTTCCAGTTGCAGCTAACGTTCCATCATTAGATGTAAGAACTAAAGCTTCTGCATTTAGAGCATTGATCATATCAGTTGATCCATCAGCTCCATCAAAATGTAAAAGAGCTATTGTATCTGAATCAACAGAAAACGCGCTTGTAGGTTCTGTAAAACTTGAGCCTCCGTATCTTGCAATATCTGAAACTCTTACTTCATCTATGTAACCATCAAAATCACCAAAGCCATTTTTTCCAATACTAAATAAACCATTATCTTGTTTATTACCTGTAGAAACTGTATCTTCTAAAGTTCCATTTTTATATATTCTGTGAGTGTTGCCTTGTCTTTCATAAGACAACATAGTCCAAACACCAGCAGATACTGTAACTGAAGTAGTAATAATTGTTGATGGGTTTACAGTCCAATAAACTTGGTTACCTAATAAATATGATTGTTCTGTTGTGCTTGTTCCTGATTGCCAAATGCCTTTATAACCTGTAACGTTGTCAGGTCTAATCCATAAATCAACTGTAAAATCTGTAGAACTTAGGTTTATATTACTTGTTGAGTCTACAAAATCATCAGTACCATCTAACTCTAAAGAAGAGGCACCAAATTTTGCTTGATCAGTTGAAAGTGCAGCATTACCTGAAGCTAAAAATTCAGGGCCCGTTCTATTGAAAAGTTGTACATCTGCGTTTGCAGTAATTGAAACAGAACCTAGACTAGAAGTTATTTCTTGACCAGTAACGATTGCATCAGGTGAAGGATCCACTGTTCCTTCTTCTGCAGTCATTGCTTCACCTGTTACATCCGTATTAGCATCTGCTGTTACAGTTAAACTTCCTATTCCTGCTGTTAATAATTCACCTGTTACATCTATATCAGCACCTGCAGTAACTGTTCCAAGTCCTAGTGCTGCAGACATTCCAATACCAGTAACAGACGCGTCTGGAGAAGGATCTACTGTTCCTTCTTCTGCAGTCATTGCTTCACCGGTAACTGAAGCAAATGTATTTGCGTCTAAAGTTAAAGTTCCTTCTGTTGCAGTTAATAACTCTCCAGTAAGTGAAACATTACCTGTTCCAGTGACTGAAACAGAATCTAAATTAGATGTTAAATTAAAACCAGTTACAGCTGCATCTGAATTTGCAGTTGCATTAACAGAACCTAAATTAGAATTTAAACTTTGACCTGTTACATCTATATTAAAATCAGCTTTTCCAATTGCAGTTCCGTCTGCAATAGTCATTGATTGACCTGTTAATGAAACATTTGCATGTCCAACTGTAGTGACTGAACCTAGATTTGCATTAAAACCAATTCCCGTAAGAATTTCTTTTATTCCTACAAATATATTAATTCCATCATTATTTAATGTAGTATTTAAAGCTTGACCTGTAACAGGAACGTTTGCATCACCTGTAATAGCAGGTGTATTTTCTTGAACAGTTAAATCAAAACCCGTTAATGCAACATTAATACTTTGTGACCCTGTAGCCGCAAAAGGACTTTCTGCAAATGTGGTTATT